TAATTTACCCTTTGTAAAATCGTGTAATTTAAAAAGTTCAGGTTTATCTCTTTTTAAAGTAAAGTCGCCATCTACACCTAATACTTTTAAACCTAATTCTTCAGCAAGATATACTTGTCCTCCTGGTCCACAACCTATATCTAACATAGATTGACAACCTAATTCTTTTGCAAACTCTATTATTCCTTTATCTGTATGCGTTCTTCCTTTATGACCACCTAAATGACTTGGTAACTTATCCATCTATTAACTCCTCTATTTTTTTTAATATTTTATCATTTCCTATTTCATCTAAAGTAAATTCTGTATGTGCCATTTCATTATACCATTCTTTCATTTGTTCAGGTGTATTATAATTAATATCGTTTATTTTAGATAGATCACTATTACCTAGTTTATATCCGAAGTTAGCACTACTTGTAAAACAAGGTATGCCTAAAAATGTTAGTTCAAATATAGATGTACTATTATCTAATACAGCACAATACATTTTACCTGAAAGATTTTTAAAAGTTGTTGTATCAGGTATTTTTTCATAATTAGAATAATCAATACTTGATTTAGGATGTGGTTTAACTTTTATAGGTCTATCTGTATATTTTCTTATTTCATTATAACTATCTTGTACAAATTGTTCAGCTGGTTTTGTTGAAGTAGGATCATTTTCTAAACCTGGACATATTACTATAAATCCATCATTATTATTTTTCCATTGATGATTATAAAATTGATTACTAAGATGTTTTTTTACTTTAGGATTTTCTGTAATAAATTTTTCTAATCTATCTTCTTTAGGTTTACAAAACTTACCTCTACCGTAAGTCCAGTGATTTAACCCCATTCTATAGTAATAAGGTGTTTCGTCTTTCCAATGAGTTGTACCTGTTATGGCTGATCTTATTCTACACAATGAACCTGTTTCAAATACAATATATTTTTTATCATATGAGTCTAAAACATTTGTAAAAAACGTATTAATGTTTTCTAACCAAGCTTGTCTTCTTAAATTATTTTGAGGATGCCATTGTCTCTTATCAAAAGTGCTACCCCAAGTGCCAAAAAAAAGTGCTACATCTGCATTTTGTATTTCATAAAGGTCTTTAATAGATAATAAATTTTTACTAAAAAAATCTTCACCATATACCATATTAATATGATAATTGTTTTTTAAAACAGATTTAACTCTGCTAATTGCATTAGAAGTGCCTATTGTAACAGTTCTTATCATTTTGGTATCTTATCGTGTCCTATATGTGTTATTGATCTTATCTTTACTTTATCTTGTTTATTATGTACAAGGTATCCTTCTATCTGATCATAGCCATTTTCTCTTGCCCATAACACTCTTTTGTTACCTGTTTGTACATAAAGACCAGGTTTAACTTTATTGTTTTCATCTATGTGTGGTAAGTTTTTTCTTTTAAATCTTTCATATACCCATTCAGGTTCGTGTGTTGATACCATAATTGGATAAAGTATACCGTTATTACTAAAACTTTGATCATAATTAAAACTATTCATTCTTTTTTTTAACCAATTTTCAGGTGGTATTAATATCAATTCATTTAAATTAAATAATTGTAATTTAAAATGTTCTAATTCTTTAGGTTTATTTTTGGCGTATAAAATTTTCATAACCAGCTTTTGCAACATAATAAGCGTCTATAATATCAGTAACAGGATTATTAAGTTTAGTTTGTTCAAACTCTTTTACTAAATCTAAACCTGTATCAATTTTAAATTGTTCATACATTTTTAGTTTATCTGCATTGCCTTTACCTGTTGCAATTTTTTTAATTTGACCAGGAACTATTTGTTTAAAATTTTTATTTGATTTATAAAGTTTATGTTTTAAAGTTCCCATATTCTCTGCTAAATTAAATACCAGACCTTTACTACCAAAACTATAACCCTCTATAAAAATATTATCAGTAATATTGTTAATAAGAGAACACGCCCAATCGGAAATCTGATCGTGTCGCTGTGTCTCGGAGGTATAGGGTAGATGTAGTCTGCCATTAAGTTGTCCTTTTAAATAATCACCTTCATACTTTTTCACATTTGTTAAATAATATATCTTACAATTTTCAAACTTAAATTCACCCGTACATATACATACGGCTGGACTACTTAAACTATAATCAATTCCAACTATCGTCATCAGCCTGATCGTAGGCTGTTTTTGTATCTGTGTCTTCTTCATAATCCTCTAGGTCTACCTCATAACCACAAAATGGACAAGTAAGAGGTTCTAAATCTTGCTCTTCTAAATCCCATTGTATGGTATATTTAGTCTGACATTGAGGACAATGTTTTTTAGCTTTTTCTAACATTATAGTTTAAATTTCTTAAATTGATCTTTTTTAACGTCTTGTTTAACACCGCCAATTACATATGACTCTATTTCTGTTTCTTGTGGTGCATTTTGAAGTCCTTTACTATTTAACCAATGATCGACCCAAGGTAAAGGATTTGACTTCTGTTCATATACTGTTTTTAATCCTATTGCTTTCATTCTTCTATTTGCCATATACTCTACAAATTGATGTAATAATTTTTCAGATAGGCCTATCATAGAACCTTTACTAAACAAATATGTCGCCCATCTTTTTTCTTCACCGACTGCTTCATCATACATTTTATAAACTTCATCTTCACATTCTTTTATGATCTTAAGCATATCTTTATCTTTTTCATAATCTCTCCAGTTATTAATAATTCTTTGTGACATCGCCAAGTGTTGACTTTCGTCTCTAGCAATAAAAGATATAATCTTTGCTGAACCTTCTAATAACTTTAATTCACCAAACGCAAACGAACAAGCAAATGATACATAAAATCTTAAACCTTCAAGTATGTTTACAGTTACCATAGCCTTATACATTTTTTTCTTTAATTCATACAAGTCAACTTTATCTGGTGTAAGTGTCCATTGATAACCCATTGCAATTAAATCATCATAAGTTTGCGTTACAGACTTAGCACGTCTTTCTATTTTTTCATCTTGTATAATTGTATCAAAAACTTCACTTGGATCTGGATATAGGTTTTTAATGATGTAAGTATAACTTCTACTGTGTATTGTTTCAATAAAGTCCCAAGTTACAATACAACCTTCTAATTCAGGTAAACTACAAAAAGGTAAAAACGCAAGACAAGGGCCTCTACCTTGCACACTATCTAACATAGTTTGATATTTTAAATTAGAAGTAAAAATAAACTTTTGTTCAGGTCGTAACTCGGCATAATCATTTCTGTCTTTTTGTAAAGATACTTCTTCAGGTCTCCAAAAGAAACCTAACTGTTGTTGATTTAGTTTATCAAAGATAGGATACTTCATATTATCATATCTTTGTACTGCTAAATCAGGACCAAAAAACATTAACTGTTTTGTTGAGTCTAATCCTTTATCTTTATTAAATACACTTTTCATTATACTACGTATTGTTTGTTTAATATTATTGGTTTAAGTCCTGTTTCTCTATTTAAAAACTTATAATCTAACTTACTTATAGCAAAATCTTTTTTTAATTTATCTGCAATAAGATATGGATTAAATTCTGAACAACTATATATGTCTAATTGCATTAATGCAGGATTAGGTTCATCCCAAACGTGCATAGCAATATGACTTGTTTCTATAACTGAAATAGCAGTTATACCTCTATTACCTGGTTTATCACAGTAAGCAACATAAGGTCCTAACATTACTTTCATATTAATAAACTTTATAAACTCTTCCATCCAAGTTTTTAAAGCATCAACATCTTTAGGTGGGTTAGTACACTCAGCACGAATAATTAAATGTTTATGAATTAATATACTATTTTCCATTTAAATTGTACAAGACTCGCAAGCCTCGTCCTCTTGTGGTTGTTGTTTGTCTTCCTCTGGCACATTGTCGTGGAATCCCACAGGATGTGCTGGTTGATCTATGTCAGATTTACCATCATATGTGTTTTGATAATAAGAAGTCTTCCACCCGTATTTGTAAGTAGTCAATAAATCTTGTGCCATAACTGATACAGGCACCTGATTGTCTTCATAATTTTCAGGATTATATGACCAATTACCTGATATTGCTTGGTCAAAATACTTTTGCATTACTGCAACGATATTTATATATCCTTCGTTCCCTTTCATATCCCAAAGTAATGTATAATTATTTTTTAATTTATTATATTCAGGTACAACTTGTTTTAAAGGACCTTTCTTAGATTTTTTTATACTTAGATAATCTCTTGGCGGTTCAATACCATTAGTTGCATTTGAAACTACAGACGAAGATTCACTTGGCATTTGAGCAGAAAGTGTACTGTGTCTTAAACCGTGTTCTTTTATTTCTTTTCTTAGCCATTCCCAATCAAAAGTCAATTCTCTATTTACTAGTTCATCTACATCTTTTTTGTAAGTATCAATAGGTAAAATACCGTCTGCATACTTTGTTTTATCAAAATATTCACATTTACCTTTTTCTTTTGCTAATTGATTACTTGTTTTAAGTAAATAATATTGAAATGCTTCTGTAAGTTTATCAACTTGTCTCCACGCAAGTTTCTGATCATACTTGTAACCTTTTTTAGCAAGATAGTGTGCAAGGCCAATATAACCAATACCTAAACTTCTTCTTGCCTTTGTAGATACTTCAGCAGCTTTAATAGGATAGTTTTGATGATCTATGATTTCTTCTAAAGCTCTTACTGCTAAATCACATAAAGGTTCTAATTCATATCTTCTATTAATCTTACCTACATTAATTGCTGATAGAATACATAATGCTATCTCACCTTCACCATCAATGTGATCTATAGGATCAGTTGGTAAAGTAATCTCTTGGCAAAGATTTGACATATAAACTCTATCTTTGAAACTAGAGTGTGTATTACAATGATCCATATTCATAATATAGATACGGCCTG